ACAAAAGTTTGTTCACTTTGTTCCAAGAGATCAACCTAAAAAAAGACCAGGTTGTCATAAAAAATCTCAGAACAAATCAGAGTGCAGACAAAAAAAGCAAACAAGATATAAAGGTCAAGGTAGATGAAAAAAGATACAGTTGTTGATGGTTTAAAAAAAGAAACCTTTTCATTAGATGAAATGGAAAATAAAATTGTTGTAAATGAAGAAGTTAATATAGATTCTCATTTAAAACATAATAAAATATTATTAAATCAAAATGATGGTTATTCTAAATCAAGAGATTTAAAAAGAGTAGCTTCTATTCCAACTTTAGCTTTATCTGTTTGGGCAAAAGAGTATAATGGAGATGGTAATTGGTTTGCACTTCCCAAAGAAGTTCAAAGTAAAATATTAAAAACAAAATTAAATAGTAATGAGTTTAAATATTTTAGAACCGCAGAAGGTAAAATATAATGGCATTAGCAACTTACGCAAATTTAAAAACATCAATAGCAAACTGGTTAAATAGATCAGATTTAACAACTGAGATAGCAGAAGATTTTATTGTTTTAACAGAAGCTGATTTTAATTCTAAACTAAGAATTAGAAAAATGAATACTTCTACTTCTATTACAATAGATTCAGAAACAGAATCTATGCCTACAGATTTTTTACAAGTAAGAGATTTTTTTATAACCGAAGGTGGAACTAAGTATGCTTTAAAATATATTACTCCAGCTCAAATGGATCAAATTAGAGGTTCATCTACAACTGGAATGCCTTCAGCATATACTATACTTGGAGATAATTTTAGATTTGCACCTAAACCATCATCTGCTTACACAGCTACATTAAATTACTTTGCTAAATTTTCAGCTTTATCCGATACAAATACTTCTAATTACATATTAGCAAGTCATCCTGCAATTTATTTATATGGTTCACTATATCATGCTGCTAATTTTTTAGGTGGTATTGATCCTCAAAGATTACAACAATGGCAAGGTATGTATACAACTGCTATGGAAAGACTTGAGAGAAATGATAGAGAAGATCAATATGGTAATGCACCTTTACAACAAAGAGGTGATGTAACTGTTTCAGGTGCGTTTAATGATGTATCTAGAATTATTACAAGCAATAACAATTAAGGAAACTTATGCAAATACCTTTTGGAGAATGGCTACCTGACCAACCAGAATATAATAATCCTGGTGCGAATACTGCCAACAATGTTTATTTTGCAGCATCATCATATAAAAGATTTCCTTCATTAGTAAATTATTCAAGTAACAACATAACTAAAGATAGTAGAGGTGCAGGTTCTTTTAGAGATAACTCTAATACTGTATTTAATTTTGTTGCTAATGAAGAAAGTATTTATCAATTATCATCTGGAACATTTACAGAAAGAGGAGCAAGAGGTAAAGTTTTAAGTACAGCTTTTGCAACTTGCACAATTACAGTTTCAGACTATGCAAATATTGGTGCAAGTAAAACTATTACATTAAAAAAAAATGATGGTACAACTGTTGTCTTTACATCTGTTACTGGGTCACCTTCTACTAATGAATTTCAAGTACAAACAAACAACGACACTACTGCTACAAATTTAAAAAATACCATTAATGGTCATGCAGATTTTTCGGCAACTGTATCTAATGCTGTTGTAACTGTAACAAGAGCTACAGTTGGAAATAATAATTTAACAAATGTTTCATCCGATACTGTAAGACTTACTACTACAAATTTTTATGGTGGAACACCTTTAACTGGAGAAGCTACAGATTATATTACCTTTACTCAATTTGGAAATTATATAGTTGTATCTAATGGTGTAGATGCACCTCAATATTATTTAATGGGAACTTCATCTTCTTTTGCAGACCTTTCAACTATTTCAACATCTGGTACTGTTCCAACTTTTAAATGTTCAGGTGTAGTTAGAGATTTTTTTGTAACAGGTAATCATGTTGGTTTTTCAAATAGAATACAATGGTCAGGAATAAATGATTTAACAACTTGGGAAGCTGGAACTAAACAATCAGACTTGCAAGACCTACCAGGATCAGGTGGACAGATAACTCACATAACTTCTGGTGAAATTGCTTATGTCTTTAGACAAAATCAAATAATTAGAATGGACTATGTTGGTGGTGCAACAGTATTCCGTCTATCAGTTATATCACCAAATAGAGGAGCAGTATTAGGTAGAACTGTGTGCCAAGATAATCGTAGAGTCTTTTTTTATGCGGATGATGGATTTTATGAATTGAATGGAGATCAAGTAGTTTCTATTGGTGCAGAAAAAGTAAATAGATTTTTTGATTTAGATTTAAACAAAGCATACACAGATAGAATTTGTGCAGCTGTAGATCCTTTTAATCAATTAGCCATGTGGTTATATCCATCTGCGTCTAATACATCTAATACTACTGGTATTTGTGATAAAGTAATTATTTATAATTATGCTACTCAAAAATGGAGTACAGCAGATGCTAGTGCTAGTTCTATATTTTCACAATTCGTTGGTGCTTATACTGTAGAATTAATGGATATTATTTCTGAAAACTTAGATAATATTAATATTGCATTAGATACTGATTTTTGGAATGGTGGACAAAGATATTTAGGTGCAATAGATAATAACTTTAAAGCAGCTATATTCTCAGGTACTGAAAATGAAGGTACTATAGAAACTAGAGAAATGGAGTTGTTTCCAGGACATAGAAGTAGTATAACTAATGTTAGACCAATTGTGGATGCTTTATCTACAGTAACTATCAAGAGTAAAGAACGATTAGTTGATACAGCTACAGAATCAACATCTTCTTCAATGGTTACAAGTGGAGATAATCCAGTAAGACAATCTGGTAGATATTTTAAAATTAAAGTAATTACACCATCTGGATCAGTTTGGACTCATGCTCAAGGTGTTGATGTAATTGCTTCAAGAATAGGTTTGAGATGACGGAAAAAACTGATATAGATAATGTTAGATATAGTTTTGAAACACAAGAATTTTTTCAAAGACAAATTGAAGAAGCTATCAATACATTAATAAATGATAGAAATAAAGAAAGCGACAAGGCTTTCTCATGGTTTATAGGAGATTAATATGGCAGGAATAAAAGATTATTCAACAACACAAGCAAATAACACTTCACTAAATGGTATTTCTACTGCGGAAGGAATGCTACCTTCAAATCTAAACAATGCAATCAGGGCATTGATGAAGAACACTAGAGATTTTTACAATGATGCACAATGGGTAGAATATGGTGATGGTTCAGGTTCTTACACAGCAGCTTATGTAAGTGGAACTTCTTTTACTATTAATGGTGTTAATGTAACTTCAGAATATCATGCAGGTAGAAGAATAAAAATTTATTTAGGAACTACTGCTGCATTTAGATATGGAGTAATTGCTAGTTCATCTTTTTCTACAAACACAACTGTCAATGTAACTTTTGATAGTGGATCATTAGCAAATGAAACTTTATCAGTTTATCTTGCAATACTTACAAAAACAAATTCATCTATTCCTACAGAAATTATTGGTACATCTAATATTGCCGATAGTGCTGTTACAACTGCAAAGATTGCAGCAGATGCTGTTAATGGAACTAAAATTGCAGATGACAGTATAAACTCAGAGCATTATGTAGATGGTTCAATAGACACAGCTCACATAGCAAATTCTCAAATTACAGTTGATAAGATGGCAGCAAACTCTGTGGACTCCGATCAATATGTTGATGGTAGTATAGATTTAATTCACTTATCAGCAGACTCAGTTAATGGAACTAAAATAGCTGATGACTCAATAAATTCAGAACACTATGTTGATGGCAGTATTGATACTGCACATATTGCTAACTCTCAAATAACTCTTGATAAAATGGCAAGTGATTCAGTCAACTCATCTAAAATTGTTGATGGTTCAATTGTTAATGCAGATGTAAATGCTTCTGCTGCCATTGATGCTACAAAAATTGCAGATGGAACAGTTACCAGTACAGAATTTCAACATATAAATACTTTAAGCTCTAATGCTCAAACTCAACTAGATGCAAAAGTTGCTAAAGCTAGTAACTTATCTGATTTAGCATCAGCATCTACTTCAAGAACAAATTTAGGATTAGGTACTATTGCAACTCAAGCTGCTAATAGTGTTTCAATATCTGGTGGATCAATTACAGGACTTGGAACTCCATCTGCTAGTTCAGATGCTGCAACAAAAGTTTATGTAGATGGATTAGTTACAGGATTAAAAACTAGAATTATTTGTAGAGTTGCAACAACAGCTAACATTACAACAGCTACAGATTTACAAGCTGGTGATACTATTGATGGTGTAACCCTTGTTGCTGGAGATAGAGTTTTAGTTAAAGATCAATCAACACAAACACAAAATGGAATTTACCTAGCAGTAGCATCAGGTCAAAGTGCTTCAAGAGATCCAGAGTTTGATACAGTTGCAGAACTTGCTGGTCAAATGGTTATTACTCAAGAGGGTTCTGCTGGAGCTGATAAATTCTTTTTATGTACTACAGACAATTCAGGTTCAATAGGTTCAGTTAATATTACTTTTACAGTTGTCCAACCATCTAATGTTGGTGATGTAACTTTAAATGGTACACAAACTTTAACAAATAAAACTTTAACTGCTCCAGTTATTAACTCACCTACTGGTGATTTTATAAAAATTGAAGGAACAAATTTTACAGACAGTTTATTAGTTGGTCATTCAACAACTGGGAATTTATCAAGTGCTGAACAAAATACTGGAATTGGTATTGGTTCTTTAGATGCTATAACTTCTGGAAATGAAAATATTGCATTGGGTTATAATGCTGGATCAAATATTACTACTGCTAGTGGTGCAATTATTATAGGTTCAAATTCTGGTGACAATATTACAGCAACACTTGATAATATTATAATAGGTAGAGGTGCTTTTAGAGGTTCAGGAGTTAATAATAATTCTAGTTATAATGTTTCAATAGGTTCATTTTCTATGGCTGCATCTTCTAATGCAGCATATAATGTGGCTATAGGTAAAGACGCTGGTAAAGGTATCACAAGTGGAGATAGAAATGTTTGCTTGGGTTATGATACCGATAATATTACAAGTGGTTCTGGAAATATAGTTATTGGAGCTGAAGCAGTTGTACCAAGTGCAACTGGAAACAGACAATTAGTAATTGCTGGTAATGATGGTTCAACAACTACAACTTGGATTTCTGGCGATAGTAATGGTGTGGTAACAGCAAATGGTGGAACAGTTGCTACTGCTGGTGATGTAACTTCTTTAGCAATAGCTTTAGGTTAATAAATAATAATAGGAGAAAATAAGAAATGGCAAATACTTTTAAGACAGTTACTTTTGCAGCAGAACCAGCTAGTGCTGGAACAGCTTACAAAATGTACACTTGTCCATCTAGTACAACGACAGTAGTTCTTGGATTGGTTCTTGCTAACATACATACAACAGCAGTTACTGCTGAGGTAGAACTTGTTAGTGATACAGCTAATAGAGGTGGTGCTAATAATGTTGCTAATGGTACATCATTTTTAGTTAAAGATGTAACTATACCAACTGGTAGCTCACTTGAAATATTATCAGGTTCTAAAGTTGTAATGGAAGCAACAGACGAATTAAAAATAGATTGTTCAGTAGCTGATAAATTATCAGGTACTCTTTCTATAATGGAAATATCATAGGATTAATAAATGTATATTGGGAACACTCCTGCAGAAAATTATGCAAGTTTTTTAACTGAAACTTTTACAGTTTCGGCTACTACAAATTACACTTTATCTCATGCAGTAAGTAATGAGAATGATATTAGATTAGTTATCAATGGAGTAGTTCAACAACCTGGAAGTGGTAAAGCATACACAGCTAGTGGTACAACTCTGACACTTACAAGTGCAACTGTATCTGGTGATGTGATGTATGCAGTTTATCTTGGCAGAGCTTTACAAACTGTTAATCCACCAAACGCATCTGTTGGAACTTCACAACTTGCAGACAGTTCAGTTACAAGTGCAAAATTAGGAACTAAAAATACTCCAGCTTTTGAAGCATATTTATCAAGTACACAATCAATATCAGATGGTACAACAACAAAAGTTAATATTGATACAGAAAATTTTGATACTAATTCAAATTTTGCATCAAATAGATTTACCCCAACTGTTGCTGGTAAATATTTTATTTATGGTTCAACTGTTGGTTATGCTGGTGCAGTATCAGATTTAGTTTCTAGTCAAGCTATGATTTATAAAAATGGTTCTTATCATGCTGGTGGAGAAGAAAATTATAATACAAATTTAATTCAAAGAAGTTACAACACAGTTTCAACTATAGTTGATATGAATGGTAGTTCAGATTATGTAGAATTATATGGTTATGTAAATGGTAGTTCAGGTGGTGGTGAACAATTTTTTGTTCAATCAGGTTTAGCAAAATGTAATCTTTTTGGTGGATACAAAATTATAGAATAAGGAAAATAAATTATGGCAATAGATAAAATACAATCAGAATCAATTAACCTTGCAGATAACTTTGCATTTACAGGAACTGTAACTGGTGCTGCTGCTAATACTCCAGCTTTTAAAGCAAGATTAAGTTCCGATCAAACTATTGCCAATGTTACTAACTCAGTAATAGCTTGTAATACAGAAAAATTTGATTTAGGAGGTTGTTATAATAATACTGGCTCTACTGTAACTTTAAATGGAATTTCTACACCAGCATATTCTTTTGCACCAAATGTTGCTGGTAAATATTTTGTTTATGGAGGTGCTAGATTTGATAACGCAAGTGGAAGTGGAACTTTAGCTTATGTTTTGTTAATAAAAAATAGTGCTAATTCTTTTATAGGTATTAGAGATTTTGTTCCATACGGATCATTTTTTGTTGGTGGTATTGTTGAAATGAATGGTTCAAGCGATACAGTAAATTTAAATGTTTATCAAAATACTGGATCATCAAAAATTATACAAGGTGCAAGTAGTGATAATGATGATCTTGCAAATTTTGGAGCATACAAAATTATAGAATAACAATATTAAGGAGGACAAACTATGGCAAATCTATCAACTAAAATTAAAATGTACTGTGATGCAAATGGTGTATCAGAAGTAGATTTTATGAAAGATGTTATGTTGCAAGACGATAGTGATGGCAAAGGTGCTTACATTAAGGAGTGGAATTTAGATATTGCACAACCAACGACAGCACAATTATCAGCACAAGAAACTGCAGCTAACACAGAAGAAGCCAATAATGTTGTAAGAAGTACAAGACGTACTGCTTATGGTGATGTTGGTGAACAGCTAGACGAAATCTATAAAGATATAGATTCTTGGAAAGCTAGAATTAAATCAATTAAAGACGCAAACCCAAAAAGTTAAGGAGTAAGAATTGAGTTATATAGGTCGTAAACCAACAGTAGGAAACTTTCAGATTTGTGATGCAATATCTGTAGTCAATGGTCAAGCTGCATACACAATGCAAGTAGGATCAGTTAATGTACTACCAGAAACTGCTAATCACATGATTGTATCTTTAAATGGTGTAATTCAAAAACCAAACAGTTCTTTTACTGTTAGTGGTTCTACAATTACATTTTCTAGCAATCTTGCTACAGGAGATGTTATAGATTTTATTCAGATACTTGGTGATGTTCTTGATCTTGGTGTACCTAGTGATGGCACAGTTACTACTGCTAAACTTGCAGATGGTGCTGTAACAAGTGCTAAATTAGGAACTGGAGATATGACTTTTTCAAATGGTAATTTAGTTTTCGGAACTGCATCAAAAGGAGTTTATTTAGGAGTAA